CCATAAGTGCCGCGAACATCGCCCGTTGTCGAAGTAGCCGTAGTGCGGTCACTGGCGACGTAGGTGGTGGCAGCAGTAATCAGCGTGACGCCGGTCAACGACGAAGCGTAGTTGACAAGGACATCGCCAAAGCTGTCAGAACGGAGCGGAAGCCCGAAGACATCGGTAGTATCGACCGAATAAGCATGGGTCGCATCCGCCGCATTAAGAACGACAGACTTGATGTACTTAAACGCCTTCTTACCAGATACCTGCGAACCGGCAATGAGAGTGATGGCTTCCGTCATCGGGAACCCATAGCTATCGTAGCCGTTCACCGTGGCCGTAGTAGCAGTGGCGCTGGCAGCGGCAGTAACCGCAACAGCGCGACCATACAGGGTCATGGCATTCCAAGCGACATCGCTGGGGGTCTGGGCATTGTTAGGAACAATGCACTGACTGGGGGTCTGGATGGCCAGAACCACCGTACCCGACGTAGCCGTCAGGTTGCCGTTGGTCTGATAAGTGCCCGCAACGCCCTGACCACCTGTACCGGCTGTAAGCTGGTTTACAACCTGAGTACCGGCCGCGGTTCCCTGCGAAACGGTGCCAGTGGTTGAAACAACAACCATACCCGGAGCAACTGGCATCGCGCTATTGGCAGTGATAGTCATCACGCCATTAGAGAACGAAGCAGTTACAGAGGTATAGCCGTCAAGCACAACCAGCGGACCAGCATCTACCGCGTTAGTATCACCGCGCACCATAGTGGTGGTGATATTTACGCCAGTCGTAGCAGAACCCGCTGAAACCAGCGTCAGAGTAGCAGAAGTAGCGTTGGCAGACGCGACGATAGCGCCAGCAGCCTTGGTATAAGGCACGGCATTGATCGTCGTGATATTGTCAAACCCAAGCCACCCAAAGTCGTAAGCCGCCTGACTTTCACCCGGAAGATAGGTGTAAACCGTGCGGGGGTCCATGATACCGGCAGCGCCATAGAACATGGACATGCCGCCAATATCAGGGTTGTAATCCGCAGGCTGCGACGGGTTCTGACCGAACACCATCAACGGCCCAGAGAAAGCTGTGTTAGCCATTTTGCCTTCTCCTACGGTTACGAGGTGGGGAAGCTGCCGTAGATTGAACGCCAGTTGTAGTAACCGAAGCTGTAACGCTCGTAACCCTTGACAAGAAGATTGTCAGTTACAAAGTCGACCTGCATATCGGTTTCAAACCCAATGCGCTCCATATACGACAGACCGTCGATGTTGGTCAGCAAGAACCAAGCATAGGCGGAGGTCAAAAAGTCGTTGACCATGTAACCTTCAGGCAGGCCACCGGCCGTCGTGAGGATCGCATTGACGTCGTTGTCGGCAGTGCCGGGACGCAGTTCCGTCTTCGTCAGGCGAATAGCGACAGGCTCAAGCTGCGGGGGAACAATCAGCTTACGGCCACGAGCGAAGACCTTCAGACCCGCCTGATCCTTGAAGTTCGTGCGGATAGAAATCATCGCATTCAGCAGGGTAGCCTCGTTGAGGTCAACCTGAACCGTAGGCGTATTGGAGACCGTGCCACCGTCGATGGGATGCGAAGCGGAGCAGAGCGCCACGCCGTCACCGCCAACCGCCGAGTTGTACGTCGTCGCAGTGTTGAGAATGTTCGCGCCGTAAATTTCCTTGGTCTGCTGAAAGGATTCAATCAGGCCAAGGTTAGACGGATGGAACTGGGTCTTGTAGAGGTTGTCGTCGATCGCCTTGCGGGTGATCGCGTAACCAAGAGCAATTTCAGTGTGCTCCTGATTGTAGACATAACGCTCACCAGCCGAGTTGTCGAAGGAGGTCTGGCCACCTTCGGTCTTGAGCTGGGCAAGCCCGAGGTAACGCATTTCAGCGGTACGCTCAAGCGCCAGCTTGGAGTCATGCTTGGTGAAGATCTTGTCGTACTGAGATGGGATCATCTCGTACTTGCCTTCAATCCCACGGAGACCGGGGAGGAGAAGGTCTTTGATGGCTGAGAGATTAACGGCCATTGGTCCTTACTCCGTTAGATGCCGGTCAACGACTTGGTCGCTACGTTGTTAAACGCGACGATCACGCTGTTGTAAGCCGTGGTTGTGTCATAACCGTTCTGGCCGGTCAGCGGGTTCGTGCCGTAGGGGGCATAACCAGCAAGGCCGATGATACGGAAGGGAAGGGTGGAGGTGGTGTTGATCGTGGAGAAATCAACGTAGTAGGTGGACAGGCCATTGGCAGTGTTGCCGTTGGTCGAACCCACGCCGAAGCCGATGTTGTTGCCAACCGAGGCGAAGGTGACGGGGCCACCATTGCCGGACTGGACAAGGAACTGAGCATTCGGGTCCGTGATCACATAGGCTTCCACGGCGGTGCTGGTATCCGAACCGGGCCAGTAGTTGGACCAGACGGTCCGCTTCTGGGAGGTTGAGAGATACTTGCAGCCGACGAAAATGCCAGCGATCTGCGTAGAGTTGGACGACGCCTGAGTGATGTAGCCAGTGTTGAGCTGAACTACGGGGTCGCCGAAGAAGATAGCGGTGCTGTTGTTAGACGCGATAACTGCTGGCGTCTGCTCATACGTCGGGGCGGAACCAGTGCCGCTCCACTGACGGAAACCGAAAGGCGCTGAAGTATTCGCCATGACGGGTTCTCCTTTTTAAGGGAGTTTCCGATCATCGCGCAACGGGGCGATTAGGAAACAGGGTTTGTTAATCTTTCCGCAACGGGGGAAAGAAAAGCCACATGAAGCTCCACGCCCATATTACTCACATTGCATCATAAATGTAAAGGGGGCTTAAAAAGCCCCCTAAACACCATTTTGGGTCAATCCTTCGGAATTGGGATTGCTTCATAACTTTTGCTGATTTTGGGCCTTGCCTGAGCATGGTCGCGAGTCAGCGTTCCATCCGGGGCAGACGCAAGTTGTTGTTCTTTCTGGCGAATTTGATTGCGCGCACGGCGCAACTCAATATTCTTGGCCTCTTCCGTAATCTCAAGAGGACGCTCCATCAAGATCATGCCCTTGCGCTCAATGACCTGATACTTGCTCCCTTCAGGCATCATGGCAGGATGGCGCGACGCCGGAACAGGTTCCCAGCCCATACGGGCAAGGGCGACCTGATAAGCAGGGTCTTCCATGCCCACATTGGTCTTGCGCTTCCACTCATACGACCAGCCATCAGGAATGAACTCAGGCGGGACAAAAAAGTCGTCCGTGCCCTCATCCATATTGCCAATGTGGCCACGCAATTCCGCAGCACGTCTGGCTGCGCGCTCACGAGGGCTTTCCTCACGCGCTACAATCGGAGCCGAATCGGCATCAGCTTCAGGCTTTACGCGACCAGCCAAAAGGCTACGGGGACGCCCAACGGGGCGGGTTTCTTCGGTTTCCATATTTTCAACTCCTAGTTGAGCTTGCCTTCTTTCTGAAGGGCAATCTTGTTGACGGCGTATTCTTTCTCGGTCATGCCCATCATCTGAGCCATTTCCCGCTCTGCGGGGCTCAACGTGACACGATTAGGATTGCTCCCAGTACCGTTTCCGCCCCTCGATACGGGAGCGGCGGGCGGTGCAGACCGCTTTTGTGTTACCGTGGCGGCTTCCGCCATCGGGTCGTTGTAAACCGGCTCTGGGCGGCGGATACGCAAGGTTTCCTCGACCGTGGCGAAATAATCGTCCGTATCGGGGGTCAATCCATCCGCCACGGCCAAGTTATGCGCCGCAATCATCTTCTGAAAGAGGCGCTGGTCAGTGGCGAACTGGGGATTATTGCGTATCCAAGCCGCAGAACGGGGGCTTAGTTGGCCAGCAAGGGCCTCTACTGGATCAACCGGCTGCTGAAACTGAGGAGCAACCTGCCGAGTTTGCTTTTCCAGCGCGTCCTTGCCGTTTTCCAACTGCAAAAGACGGGCGGCGTTGTCCGACATACGCTGCTGGATCTCAGCGGCGCGGTCGTAATCACCAGTAGACATCGCCTCACGGTATCCGGCCTTCAAATAAGCCGTTTCCTGCTGCGTTGTGCTGATCGCATTGTTAATGAGGCTCAGATTGGTGTCTGTAACCTCATTTTTGGCCGCATATTCACGTTCTGCGGCCAAACGAGCCCGCTTTTCAGCCTCAGCACGAGCCAGTTTTTCCTGCTCAAGCTGAAACTTTAGCTCGCGAATGCCATCTTCAGGCGGAATTTCACGCCTTTTGGGCGCTTCTTCGGCCTTTACCACCTCAATATCAGGCTCTTTCTTGCCCTTTTCGGGTGTATCGGCGCTCAGATCAATTTCGATCTGTTCTTCTGCGGCATCATCTTTGATGTCAGCCATTGGTTAACTCCTAGTAAATGGTGTCGGGTTTTGGGTGACGGCCACGGATGACACGATCATCCAAAAGGCGGCACATCACGCCATTAACGGTAAGCCCCCAACCGTCTGAGGGACGGAAAATCACCCAGTCGTTGACCTCAACCATGTCAGATGGTTCAACGAGCGAGACACTTCCCTTTTTGAGAACAAGGCCGATCTTGCCCTGCCATTTGTCTTCCTCACGATAATTATCGGTAAGGAAAATTCCTGACGAAGTTTTCTGTGGACGGATGTAAATTGCGACCAAAACCTCATTTCCAAACAACTGAAGTTCGGAAATGTCGCCGATTGCCTTCCAGATCTCGTCTTTCGGATCTTCCGTATGCTGCATTACCATTGCCATTGTAGATACCCCTCTATCTCTGTTGATTGACAACAAGCCGCGCTTCCTCACAAAACTCTAAAGTTTTGCGAAGGCCCGCGATCTCGCCGACAATTTTGCTGTACTGAGCGTAATCGGCCACGCCCATGCCATGACCGACGTTCTCAAGAAGCCGG